AAACAAAAACCACGTCGGACTTACGTCCAGATTAGGTCTATTTTCGGATAGGTCCGGTCAGGTCTCGTTTGTCTGACAACGTTTTCCCACGGCGCGCACGTCCGTAGCGTGCGATGGGGGTGACTCCATCGCGAAAAGGACTCGGAGAATCTTGTAGGTTGTGCATCTAGAAACGGCAGAACCTTCATTCCCTTTATTGCAAGTATGACAGACAAACGATCAAGAACAAAGTCTCAATTCTCGTCTGTTTTACACTTGCCTAAAGGAACCCCGCGACCATGTCGCGATTTCATGGCCCGTACAACGCTCGTTGTCCAGCGCGCCTCTTCGTCGGTCCGACGTTTACACGCGGTCTCTTTGCCAGTTTTTGCTCCCTGTAGGGTACGAACTTGCTCTGACCTGTTAAGGCAGGTAAAAGAGTATCTTGCTTCTGATCTTGAAATTCAAGAGGAATGCCGTATGGCTTTCCAATCGATCAAGAAGCTACTCCCAGAGTCTTGTAAGTGCCTGAAGCATAGCATGCTGGCCGACCTTCGTTCTCGTCTTTCCCGCCCCCCGCCCTCGCTCCCACCTGGCTACATCCAATTTGTACGTGAGATCTCTTCTGAGATCTTTACAAACGGTTGGGATTACGCCTGGTCAAGCAAGGTCCAATCCTTCTCACCTTCTTTAGGCTCCTGCATCGGCACGTCTCGTAAACTCGGTGGTCAGCTTGCAACATTAGCTACCGCCGGTCAACTCGCGTGGCAGGAGTCCCTCGTCAAACCCCAACCGGGTTCTTTAGAGGGTGAACTTCTCCTAGTCAATTCTTCCGGCAAACCTCGCGCCTTAACGCGGTTCGGTGCCGAGGCTGCGTCCCTCCGTCCGCTCCATGGGCTTCTTTACGATACTTTATCGAAGCTACCATGGCTGTTACGGGGCGACGTTTCAGCTGAAAAATTGGGGAAGGCTGGGTTCGACTATGGCAAGTCGAGTGAGGAACCTCTCACCAGTGGTGACTATAAGTCTGCCTCTGACAATCTCTCCATTGAGGTTGCCGAGGCCATCCTCGACGTGGCTTGGACTCGTTCCAAGCACGTTCCTGCCCCCGTTTTTAGATATGCGGTCGCTGCACAGCGTCCTAATCTTTCTTACGAGGGTGATGATGGCCTGAAGGAGCACTTTGTCCCGACGCGTGGCCAGATGATGGGTAGCTATCTTTGCTTCCCACTTCTCTGCCTTCAAAACTACATTGCCTTTCGGTACGCTGAAAGGTCGTGTGGTCTGTCGGACATTCCCGTGCTAATCAATGGAGATGACATCTTGTTTCAGTCAAGCGCTAAATTTAGCGAAAGCTGGATGTCGGTTGTCGGAGGCTTGGGCCTCGAAGTCGAAAAGACCAAGACGTCAGTGAGTAAAGAGTTTGGAACTCTCAACTCTACTCTTGTCCGTTGGGTCGGCGGTTCTTTAACCGTCATTAAGACCCTACGTCTTGGTATGCTTCGAGAGTGTGGTCACCCGGGTAACCTCGGTGATGTTGCCCTTCTCTTTTCAAGAGTTGGGCCGCGTGATTCATGGCTGAAGAACTCCCTGGAGTTCATTCGCTGGCA